CCTGCTGCATCGGGAGCAACTATGTGAAGTAGCGGACATGGACAAGCTAACACCTGACAGCACGGTAGACAAAGTACTTGCCTACGTCAACAGTCCTTTCCGCTTGTTTGCGCTTGTCCTAATGGCTGTGCTGGCCTTTGCAGGGTACTTCCTATGGACAAACCAAGAGTTTTTGCTTGGTGCGTACAAGGAGGCACAAAAGCAGCCTAGCATTGCCAAAGACCGTGTTGAAGACGCAGCAGCGCATTTGTTCAAAAACACCAACGCCACGATTGTGGCGGTGTTTAAAGTTAACCCCATGTTTGGAACACGCACCTTGCATCGTGCTTATGCCAAAGATGGCAGAGACAAGACCAATGATGGGCTGGACGTTGGCTTGTTTACACAAAATGCAAGCAACAACGCGGATGTCGTCAGGTTGATGGCAAACGAAATTCCTTGCGGCCCGTACTTGACAGCGCAATCCGAGATGGGCCTGTGGTACATCAGTAAGGGTGTAACTTTTACCTGTAGAGTCAGCGTGCCGCCAGAGCCAAGCCGTTTTGTCGGACAGATTACTGTGGGCTGGGACAAGGAGCCCCTAGATATGGAAGCGGCTCGAACGATGCTCAGTATTGCAGCGTCCATGCTATCAAGGAGCAAAGAGTAATGGCACAGTTTGAACCAGCATTTGAGCAGATGATGCGCGATGAGGGAGGCTACGTCCTTCATGAAATTCCTGGCGACACGGGAGGCATGACTTACGCAGGTATTGCCCGTAACAAGAATCCACAGTGGCCTGGTTGGGCACTTGTGGACAAGAAAGAATTCGGTGGCTCTTTGACCCCCATGGTGCGTGAGTTTTACCGCATTGAGTTCTGGGACAAAATGCGCGGCAACGAAATTACCAACCAAGAAGTCGCAAATTCTATTTTTAATTTCGGCGTCAATGCAGGCATGGGCATGGCCGTGAAGCTGGCTCAGTTGGTTGTTGGAGCCACACCTGACGGTGGTATTGGGGCCAAAACGGTCGAAAAACTTAACCAGGTCACGGATGGACAGCGTTTTAAAGAATCCTACGCTTTGGCAAAGATTGCCCGATACGTTGAGATTTGCAACAAAAATCCCGTGCAGGTTAAATTCCTCAAGGGCTGGATTAACCGCACTTTGAAAGGCCTGGCATGAGCTTACTGGCTGTTGGATCAATTATTGAGGCCGTGGGCAAAGTCGCAGGAGACTTGATTACCACTGACAAAGAGCGCCTGGAAATGGCGCTTGAAGAGCGCAAACTTGACCTTGAAGAGAAACGCATTGACCAAGCTACCGATCTTGCCCAAATTGACGTCAATAAAATAGAAGCCGCGTCCTCTAGCGTGTTTGTCAGCGGCTGGCGTCCCGCCATTGGCTGGATCGGTGTAGCAGCCATGGCTTACCAGTTCTTGCTCTATCCGCTGTTTCAATGGGCGTGGAAATATTTGCAGGCAATGGGCTGGGTCCCTGTGGGCATGGACCCTCCTCCTGTACTTGAAGCAGACCAGCTCTGGGTAATTTTGTCTGGCATTTTGGGAATTGCTGGCATGCGATCTTTTGAGAAAACTAAAGGCGTAGCCTCCAAGTGAGCCAAAGTTTCTTTTTTTTGAGTTAAGTGCGAAAATGCCACATACCACAAAACTTCTTTGATTGGAGCCTCGTATGAAAACCACGCCTGTTTGGGACAAAAAACGCCCTAAAAGCATTGGAAAACCCAAGGCTTTGACGCCTGCAAAGAAGTCTGCTGCGAAAGCTGCTGCCAAGAAAGCAGGCCGCCCATACCCTAATCTTGTTGACAACATGCGTGCAGCAAAGGGCTAAAAATGGCCCTCCTGCGACTCTTCCTCAAACCCGGCATTGACAAGCAGAACACCGAATACGGCGCTGAAGGCGGCTGGGTGGACGGTGACTACATCCGCTTTCGCTACGGCCTGCCAGAGAAGATGGGCGGGTGGACAGAGTTCGGCAACACCCTGGTCAACTTTGTTGGCTCGGCCAGCGAGATATTTGCTTGGAATGGGCTTGACGGCGTACCCTACGCGGCCCTCGGAACAAACCGCAAGGTCTATGCTTTCTATGGTGGCGCGTGGGCCGACATCACCCCAATTCGGGCCACTGGGGCATGTACCTTTACCACCACCAACGGCAGTGCCACAGTGGTTGTCAACGACGCAGCCCACGGGGCAGTTGAAGGCGACTTTGTTACTTTTAGCGCCGTCTCAGGCGACCCAGGCGGTATCACCAATGCCAGCCTTACAAACGAGTTTGAGATTCAAGAGGTATTGAGCAGTGGCACATACACCATCGTCTCCCCCACTCCAGCCACCTCCACGGTAGCGACGGCCGGTGCGGCCACAGCGGCCTATCAGATCAACGTCGGAAGTGACATCAGCTTTGTAGACTTTGGTTGGGGCACAGGTACTTGGGGCTTGAGCACGTGGGGAACGCCACGGCCGGCGTCTTCAGGCCTGTCGTTGCTTGCCAGGGTCTGGCAGTTTGATAACTTTGGTGAGAATTTAATCTTGCAGCAGGCGGATGGCGGCATTTACGAATGGGCTCCAAGCTCGGGCCTCGGAACGCGGGCCACGGCCATCTCAGGCGCGCCCACCAAGTCCAAGTATGCGCTGGTGTCTACGCCAGACAGGCACCTGGTGTGCTTTGGCACGGAGTCCACGCTGGGTGACCCGACAAGCCAGGACCCGATGTTCGTGCGCTTTTCTTCGCAAGAGGACATCAACGACTTTGTGGCCACTGCAACGAACACGGCCGGCGGACAACGGCTCACGGACGGCAACGAGATTATCTCGGCCCTGCGCTCACGTGGTCAGATTTTGATTTGGACAGATACGTCTATTCATGGCCAGCAGTACCTTGGGCCACCCTACACCTTTGGCTTTCAGCAGCTGGGTGCCAACTGCGGCATCATCGCGCCCCACGCGTCTGCTGACGTGAACGGCGTGGCGTATTGGATGAGCAAGGACGCGTTCTTCGTGTTTGATGGTACGGTCAAGAAGATTCCTTGCACTGTGCAGGACTACGTTTTTGAAGACTTGAACATTGCACAGGCCACTGCTGTGAACGTAGGCATTAACACTCAGTTCAACGAGGTAACGTGGTTTTATCCGTCCCTCAGCAGTAACTACGTCAACCGTTTTGTAACGTACAACTACATGGAAAACGTCTGGTCAGTGGGCAGCATGGCCCGCACGGCCTGGACCGATATTGGCACGTTTGAGAAGCCCTTGGCCACGGAGTATGACCCCCTGGACAATGAAGCCACCATTACCACAATTTATGGTCTCACAGCAGGCCGCAGCCACTTGTACAACCAAGAGGACGGTGTGGACGCCAACGGCGTGGCAATTGACGCCTACATATATTCAGGCTACTTTGACCTTGGCGACGGGGATCAGATGCTGCTGATGCAAAAGTTCATCCCTGACTTTAAGCGTCAAGTAGGAGAGTTGATAGTGCGGCTGCTTTTGCGTCCCTATCCACAGGCTTCTGCAACGCCAAGCTCCTTGGACCCTTATCCAATTACTCCTACCACACAGTTTGTAAGCACGCGCGCACGCGGGCGGCAGATTCAGTTGCGCATTGAGAGCGACGAGCTGGGTGGATGGTGGCGTTATGGCACGTTGCGCGTTGACGTTCAACCGGACGGCTTGCGATGAGCAAGATCAACAACGTCCGCCTGCCCAACGCGAGCACTGGCGGGTACGACCCGCAACAGTTCAACCAGCTGGTGCGTTCGCTTGAGCAGGTAATCTTTCAGCTTAACAACACCTACACGCCTGTCACAAGCGAGAACACTGCTGGCGCTGCAACGTGGATGGCCATGGGCAGCGGAGCGGGAGGCGGGTTTGCTGGTGGTATCCGTGGGTTCCAGAACAGCAACGGCATCATCTTGCCCCAGGCAATGATGATCTCGGACCAGGACCAGACAAACGCCAGCATCACAGGTGAGAATCTGCTTACGTTTGCTCCTGCGTTCTCCAACGGTATCAGCGTGGTAAGCGGCTCACGGATCAAGGTTCCTTGTGCAGGCCAGTACCTGGTGACATTTACCTTGCAGGTAACAAACCGCAGCAATACAGCAGGTGAGTTTGAAGTGTGGGCTAAGGACACCGGTGTCAACTATCCCTTGAGCAACACACGCTTTGATGTGCCTGCTCGTAAAACCGCCACCATTTGGTCCCACATAGTTCCAGCGATTACTGGTATTTTCACTGTAGATGATCCCACCAACGATTATTTAGAAGTTGCCTGGTGGTCAGACAACATTGACATCTATTTGGAGCACTATGCCGCTGGCACGAGTCCCACGCGCCCTGCCATTCCGTCAGTGATTCTCACCATCAACTTTGTATCGGCGAACTGATTATGGCAAACAAGTACCTGCGCAAATACCTCACTCCAGCAGCTGCGACTGAGACAACGATTTACACAGCGCCTGCTGCAAATACGGGTGTTTTGTCCTCTTTGCGGGTGACAAACAGAAACGCTTCTACCACCGCTTTGACGGTCAACGTCTATCCGACTGGCGGGGCTACTGCATATTGTTTGTTGAAGACCTATTCATTGCCCACGAACCAGACTTTGGATGTTTTAAGCGGTGTGCCCTGTGTGCTGGAGGCAGCGGACGTGATTAAAGTCCTCAGTTCGATGGCGACAGTTGACTTTTACTTGTCCTATTTAGAGATAGACAGATCGTAATGAGTGGACAAAACTTGATCTTTTGTTGGATAATTACAGCCATTAACGCGTCCTTTCCCGGCGCGCGGCCCGTGAGGCCTTTGGCAAAAACTGGAAAGGACTATCATGGCAACTGAAGGAATCATGGCCTTGCCTCAAGGCATGGGCATGCAGGGCGAACAAGCCCAACAAGAACAACCGACCGTCACGAGCGCTGACTCCTACGACGCCGCGATGACCGCCCTTGGCATGGTCAGTCCAGGCGAGGACGTTGCGTTAAAAGAGGCCATTCGCCAAAATATTGGTGACCTTCAGCTCACGCCTGCGCAGCTTGACGTGCTCATTCAGGTTTTTGAATATGTCAGCCAGAACCCTGGTGACTACAAGAACCTGATCCAAAAGATGATTGAAGGCGGTGCCCTTGATGAAGGGGACATGCCAGAAGAATACGATCCTGAGTTTATTGGCTCAATGCTCGCGGTGCTGCAAGAGATGCGGCAGATGCAGGGCGCTGGTGCTCAAGAGCCTATGGACTTGTCTCCTGTTGTTCAAGGTCTGCAGCCCATGGGCATGGCCTCTGGCGGCTTGGCTGATGTTGGCCAATACCTTGCGGCCAAGGGCCGTGGCGGTGACAGCATCCTGGCACACATTACTCCTGAAGAAGCTCAAATGCTTAGAAGCCGTGGCGGCTCGGGCACGATCAACCCTGCTACAGGCCTGCCTGAGTTCAAAGGTGGTGTCATTGGTAAGGTAGTTGGAGCCGTTAAGGGCGTCGTCAAAGGTGTTGTAAACGTCGTCAAAGACGTGCTCAAAAGCCCTGTTGGACGTATCTTGGGCACAATTGCGTTGGCCGCTGTCCTCGGACCAGCAGGCGTGGGTCTTTCCATGGGCACTGCAGCGGGTCTCGCGGGCGCAGGAACGACACTCATGGCCGGCGGATCAATTAAGGAAGCCTTGATCTCTGGTGCGTTGGGCTACGTTGGTGGCGGTGGCACGATCATGGGCGTGAGCCCTGTGTCTGCTGTTGGAGGCTACTTGCCTGGCGCAGCTGGCAGCGCATTAAACACAGGCCTGTCAACAGGCTTGATTGGCGCAGGTATTGGCAAGATCGGCGGCATGAGCACACAAGACGCCTTGAAGATGGGCCTAATGTCTGGTGCATCGGCAGCCGCGCTCCAGGGCCTTAAGAACAACACTTCTGTGATGGGTGAGCCTACTCCTCAACCAGGCGGTGAAACCGCTCCTCCTACTACACAAGGCACTCCACCTCCTGGACCGGTTGGTTCTGCTGGTGATGTCGGCACAACCGGTACCGCACGCGACCTTTTAGCCGGCGGTAATCAGCAATACTCAGGTTCTGGCTTGAAAATGCCTGCAATGGGACCGTCTGCCGGCTTTGACGCTGCAGGCAACTTCCGAGGCGACTACAGCTTGGCTGGTGCTCCTTCTGCTCCAGTTCCTGGCATGGAAGGCGCGATCGGTACTGGCATACGTGCAGGTCCTGCAATGACTGGTGCTCCTGGTATGGGAGACGCGTTGGGCACTGGCCTACGCGCCCCCGTAAGCCCTGCAACAATGGCAAGCGGCGCTGCCAACTACAGCCTGTCCAGCGTTCCCCAGGGCGCACAACCCACTGGCTTTATTGACAAGATGGTCCAGGGCGGCAAGAACTTGTACAACGAATACCTCTCGCCAACCCGTGCGGGTTTACCCGCAGACGCTGGCATCATCCAAAAATACGGTCCTTTGGCGTTGGCCGGAACTACCGCCGTAGCAGCTGCTGGCGGCATGAAATCTGAACCCGTAAACCAGAACCCTGCGTTTAACCGCAACTACACCGGTGAAGACTACATGCGGGATAACCCTGACAAGTTTAAGGGAGGTCTCAGCAGCTATACCAAGCCTACGACACCGGACAATCCAATTGTTCCCACGCCTTCGTATGGTTCAATTCCTATTGGCCCGCCCAGCACTGTTGTTCCTATGGGCGTAACCAACACCCCTGGTGGTGTTGCACAACCCTACAACGTAGCCGGTTTGTACGGCATTCCAATCATCTATGGCCCTGACGGGCAGCCCCGTCGCATGGCCAAAGGCGGTGACGCCACGATGACGCAGTTCCCTCGCAAGACAGGCCCGATTAACGGCCCTGGTACAGGGACTTCGGATGACATCCCCGCAATGCTGTCGGACGGTGAATTTGTGTTTACGGCCAAAGCCGTGCGCAACGCCGGAGGCGGCAGTCGTCGCAAGGGTGCGGCTCGCATGTACAAGTTAATGAAGAAGCTCGAAGGCGGAGCCGTTAAGGGGAAATAAATGGCAGAAGAAACAGTCACCCAACAGATAGTCCGGGAAGCCCCGGCAATTGAAGCGTATAAGCTCAAGCTACTGGAAGAATCCCAGAAACTCGCCTTTAACCAGGGTGGGGGCCAAACGCTTGCCCAGCAGCTTCCGGGCTATCAGGTAGCAGGCTTCTCTCCCGCTCAACAAGCGGCTATGAGAGCCGCCGAACAGCAGGGTGTTGGGGCGTTTACGCCTTACATGACCGCTGCCAATCAAGCACTGGGCGGTGCGTACAACACCACTGCTGAAGCCGCTGACATCTTGCGCGGTGCTGACACCCGCAATCAATTCACTGATGCGCAAAAAGCCATAGGACAAGCAGCAGGTGCCACGGGCAATATTACCTCGGGCATTGGCCAGATTAACCAGGGCCTGGGCTATCTTGATGTGGCCGCGCAGCGTGCAGCAGCATCCGACACCACTGAGCAGTTTGGCGCGGCGCGTCAAGACATAGGTTCGGGCCTCGGAGCGCTGGCCACGGGCCAAAACATGGCAGCCTTGTCTAGCCAAGCTGACTTGCGTCCTGCAACGGCAGCAATCGCTCAAGGTATTGGTGGTTTGACTCAAGCCCAACAACTGGCCCTTGGCTCTGGCGGTGCAGACTTTAGTGGCTCTCAGGCCCTGATGCAGCAAGCTGCTGGTCAGCTTCAAGGTGCACAGCCCCAGTTTAACCAAGCCAACCAGCTGATTGGTTACGGCGTTGGCCAAGGCCAGCAAGCTGTTGGCATGGCAGCGCAAGCAGCTCGTCAGCCCGGCTTTGGCATGGCCCAGGGCGCGCTTCAAGCAGGTATTGGAGCGATCGCAGGTTCAGCAGGCGGTTATGACCCTCGTTCTGCGCAAGGCTTTATGGACCCATATCGTCAGCAAGTCATTGACGAGACCATGAAACAAATGGATCGCCAGAGCATGATTGCTGGCCAAGGCCTAGCAGCGCAGGCGGTCAAATCTGGTGCGTTTGGTGGTGAGCGTGAAGGCGTTCAGCGTGCAGAGATGCAGCGCAACTTGATGGACCAAAAGTCTTCCACAATTGCCAATCTCTTGTCTCAGGGCTACAGCCAGGCGCAGGCGCAGGCAATGCAGGCATTTGAACAGCAGCAGGGCCGTCAAATGCAGGCTGGTCAAGGTATTGGCCAGCTCGGCGCACAGCAGGCTCAAGTGGCATCGCAGCAAGGTGGTCTGCAACAGCAAGCTGCTCAGTTGGCAGCACAACAAGCTGGTTTGGGTGTTCAAGCAGGCTCGCAGCTCGGTTCCTTGGAAGCACAACGTGCGCAACTTGGACAAGCCGGTGCGGGCCAACTGGCCAACATTGGTCAACAAGTGGGCGCGCAAGCCGCACAGCAAGCTCAATTGGGCCAGGCAGCGGCGGGCCTTTATGGCAACTTGGCACAGCAGCAAGTGGGCGCTGGCCAGGGCCTTGGTCAGTTGGGCGTGCAACAAGCTCAGTTGGGCCAGGGCGCAGCAGGTCAATACTTGCAGGCCGCTCAACAGTACGGCAACTTAGCGTCTCAAGGCGGTGCGTTGGCTGGCCAAGAGGCTTCAATCAACCAAAACATTGCTAACTTGATGATGCAGCAAGCCCAAGCGCGCAACCAAGCCGCTCAAACCGCAGCAGGCATCTACGGCCAGCAGGCACAGCAGTACCAGGGCCTTGGCCAGGGTATTGGCCAACTTGCTTCACAGCAGTTTGGTATTGGCCAGCAGACGGCTCAAGGCCTTGGTCAAATGGCCGGTCAGCTGGGCCAGCTTGGCGTGCAACAAGGTGCCCTGGGCCAGACAGCTCAGGCTTTGCAGCAGGGCGACATCAACTTCTTGTACAACGTCGGCCAGGCAGGTCAAGCGTTCAACCAGCAAACACTGGATGCGCAGCGCGCCAGCGAGTTGCAAAAGGTCTACGCGCCGTATCAACAAGCTGGTTTCTTGTCCGACATCTACAAGGGCGCACCGTCCTCGCAGATGTCCACAGCCGTGGCAAGCCAGCCATCGGCAAGCCCGTTCCAACAAGCGGTCGGCATTGGTTTGGGAGCAATCTCAACTGCCGCTGGCGCGAAAAAAGCTGGTCTTTTCTAAGAGGTCAATATGAACAAAAAGATGATGCGCGAAGACGACGACATCGAAAACATGGGAATCATGCAAGGATTCATGGACTCCATGGCCGATGAAGGCGACGACGAAGGTGAGGGTGAAGACCCTGAAATGATGATGGAGCGTCGTCCTGACTCTCCTGAAATCTTGATGAACAATCTGCGGGGCGACATGCGCTCCGTTGACGCTCGTCGTGACGAACTGGCCGACCTCGTAGGTTACCAAGCCGCTACTGAGACACCTGAGCAGGTGCTCGCAATGCTGCAGCCTATCCTGGCGCAGCAAGGTGGCGGTGGTATTGGCGCGCTTCCTCAATCACAGCCCATGGCCCAAGGGCCACAGCCCCCGATGATGGGCGGTGCTCCTGGTATGCCGCCTCCTGGCATGCCCCCAATGCCTCCTGACGCTGGCATGGCTCCTCCTCCCCCTGACCAGGGCGGCATTGCTGCGCTGATGGCAAGCATGGGCGGCGGTGCTCCTGGCGGTGCTCCTCCTGGTGCTGGCGCGCCTCCTGGCATGCCCCCAAGCGACATGCCTCCGATTGCCATGGCGCGCGGCGGGTACGTCCAAAATTTTCAAACAGGGTCTAGTCCGGCGGGTGTGACCCCTGTTGATGAGTCCAGCGCTTCCGAAAAGGATTTGCTGATGTACCCGCCTGAGCTTGTTACAGCTGCCAAAGCGCAGATGAACACCTTGTTGGCCCAAAGACCTGCGGCCGTGCCAACACTGGCAGAAGGCATGAAGACACGTTTGCCTGAATACCAAGCCTTGCTTGGCGCTGACAAGGGCCGTGGCAACGCAGAAGCACAGCTCTTGTTTGAGTTGGGCCAGCGTGCGTTCAACTTTGGAGCCAACACGGACGACCAAGGCCGCCCATTGCGTGGTAACTTCTTCGGTCGTTTAGCCGGCGCTGCCAAGTCTCTCCCAGGAGCCATTGGCAAGCACGTTGAGGCCATGAACAACATCGACTTGAAACTCAAGACCCTTGCACTGCAAGCGTCCGAGAAGGATCAGGACCAAGTTGTGGCACAGAACACCAAACTGCTGGATACCAAAGCCCGCGTCTTTGGCGACATCTTGAAGGAAAACGCCAGAGTTGAAGCTGCAAAAATGAAGGGTGTTGGCAACAGCATCTTTGGCAAGGGCGATTGGCAGTGGAACGTGGTCAACATGCCCGGCATGATGGAGCGTTACGCTGCAGGTGCAACAACACCAGAAGAAGACAAGCTCGTGTCGTCGGCCATCACGGTGTTCAAGACACCTAAGTTTGAGACCCGTTTTGATCCGGTCACACGTGATCCGTATACGGTGCAAATCCCCGTCATGATCCCTGACTTTGTAAAGAACGCAGAGGCCGCACGATTAAAGGCAGGCAAGCCTGTTTCAGCTACTCCTGCTTTGGTTCCACCTAACAGCCCCGTGCGCGTGCAGGGTGCTTCAACAACTGCTCCCGCAGGTGGCGCGGCTCCTGCTGCGGCTGCTGCACCGACCACGGACCAAGGAGCTGCGACTGCGGCGGCACCAGCGGCTGATGTGCCAACCGGTAAGCTGTCTTTGTGGAATGACCGATTCAAAATTGCAGGTCCTGCGGCTGCTGTTATTGCAGGTGTTTCAAGCGTTCCTGGTTTTGGTGACCCCGCAGCAAGCATTACTTTGGCACGTCAAAACGCCGAGTTGGATGCGGAACGGTTGATTGAATCACTGCTCAAGAGTACTCAAGGCAGTGTGACCGAACAAAAGCGTTTGGAAAAAGTCATCAACATTCGCCCTTCCGCCTTTACGGACCCGGATGTTTACGGCACCCGATTGATTGCGCTTGGCAATGCCCTTCAGTCGGGCATCAAAGAGTTTGATCAACAAGGCAGCAACACCTCTTCCTTGGCCCCTGCTGACAAGGCAAAAGCCCGTCAGAAAGCCATGGAGTACCGTAAGTTTTATGCTGAGTTAGGGCTTCCACGAGCAATCTACAGCCAGGCAGAGGTTGATAAACTAGCTCCTGGAACTGAGTTTCTTTGGAAAGGCACAACGCCTCTTAAGAAAGACTAGGTATGGCAGAAAAAACAGACAACCAAGAATCAAGCATGCCTGTGGGGGCTTCTCCCATCGGAGGAACTCCAAGCACGCGCATCGTCACTGAGCCCTTTGCAGGGCCTGACGCAGAGCTGCCTGTGGGAGCTACTACCTCGCGCCCGACTCTTGGCCAACGGGCCACGGAAGTGGGCATTGGAACCGCTCAAGGTGCAGCGCGTGACGCGCCTGTCGTAGCAGGTGCACTGACTGGCTTTCGTCTGGGCATGCCCATGGCTGCAGCGGCTGCTCCCTTTATTGGACCTTATGCCGGTGCTATTCCTGTTGTGACCACAGCGGCTGGCGCTGGTGCCGGTTTCCTGTTTGGCAGCGAGCTTGACCGCTGGTTCCCTGCTGTTGACCGTGCAGACCTCGTGCCTTATCGCGAAGGCGGCAAGACGTTTGGTTCTGCAATTTCCACGGCCCCCGCAGCATTTGGCTTGCCACTCATGACCGGCAACCGTGTGTCTAGATTTGTTTCTGCTCTTGGCGAGACAGCGCGTCGCAGCCCTGTTGCCTTTTTGGGCACCGAGGCTGTTACTGCTGGAACAATGGGTGTTGCAGGTGGCGCGTCTGAGTCGTACTTCCCAGGACAAACTGGTGTTCGCCTTGGTGCGGAGCTGACGGCAGGCGTATTGACCCCTACCAAGCTGCTTGTCAGCGGCTTGGACCTAGCCAAAACTGGCTTAAAGTCAATAAAGTCGAGCTATGCCAATCGGTCTAATTCGTTGGAATTGAAGTCTGCCAACATCTTGTTAGATGCCATTGAAAAGGCCGGTGAGGACCCTGTTGCATTGGCCAAGGCCCTGCGCATGCAGATTCCAGGCAGCGTGCCTACGCCTACTTCTGGCCAGAAAACTGGTAGCCGGGCCCTGATGGACCTGGAAAGCGCTCTCAGTGAGCACCACGCCCAGTTTGGCGGTGAGACCAAACAGCAGGCTATGAATTCAATGCGTGCCTACCAGGCGCTCATCGACAAACTGCAAAGTATTGGCAACCCTGAGTCATTAAAGATTGCTGCGCAGCTGCGTCAGCAGAACTTTGACAACATGCTCAATACGCGCTTGTCTGCAGCAGATGCCAAAGCCGCGCAGAAGATTGCTACGATCAGCAAGGACACGCCTGCTGCACGCGCTGCGATCGGCGACATCGTCAAGACCGAGACAGAGCTGGCCCTGCGTCAGGCCCGCGACTACGAAAGTGAGTTGTGGACCGCTGCAATCAACGACATGACAAAGCCTAATCTTGTCACGAAGCAGCAGCGTATTGACATGTCAGGCCCTAAGGCGCAGGAAATATTTGATCGCACTGGAAGATGGCCTCAGATCACCATCACCGATCAGGTGCTCAGGCCTCCCGTCATCAAGCCACAGTCCACCGTCGACATTTTCTTGAACCGCGCTGCGAATGTGGGCGAGGCACTGTATGACGACGCTATCCCCGGTCCTGTGCGCAAGATCATGGAGTCGCTGCGTGTTGACAAAGACGCTGTGCAACGATTCAAGGCTGGAAAGTCTACGCAAGAGTTTTTAGACACCAAGCAAGTGCCCTATGGCTTCAAGCCCAACCCCAGCGAGATCGGTGTTGATGAGCTGGTGAACTACCGCTCCACGCTCCTGAAGATGGCGCGTGAAGCTGGCAGCCGTGGTGAGATGGGCAATGCCGAGTTCTACGGCTCGTTGGCCGAGGGCATGCTCAATGATCTGAACAGCTTGAAAAATCCCGTTTTTGACCAGGCACGTCAGTACTCCAAGAGCCTGAACGACGTCTTCACACGTACCTTTGCCAAGACCGCATCTATCACCGGTGACACCACCCGTGCCGGTGCAGAGCGCCTGGCTCCTGAGTTGCTCGTGACCCGCGCTTTTGGCACCAATGCTGACGTGACTGCGCAGCGTATGGAGCAGATTGAAGAAGCGGTGAAGTTTGGCCGCACGCAATACGACCAGGCAGTGGCTCAGTTTGGCAAAAACAGCCAGCAGGCCAAGAATCTCAAGCCCATGGCTGACCTGTCCGACACGCAAGTTGTGTCGATCCAGGACGCGCAGAACCGTGTGCTGCGCTTGCTTGCAAACGAAGCGGTCACTACCGTTTACGACCAGGCCAAAGGCACTTACGTTCAAAAGCTCAACACTGCCAAGCTGACAAAGTTTGCGCAGCAAAACGCTCCAATGCTCGAGAAGTTGGGCATCATGGACGACCTGCGTGATGCAGCGCATGCAAGCAATTTGCTCACGCAAGTGGCTAACCAAAACAGCGCGCTAAACAAGGCGGTGAAGAACCAGACAGCCTTTGCTCAAGTGTTGTCGGTTGAGAACCCAAGCCGCGCGATTAACGACGCGCTGACAAGCAAGTTCCCCGTCAAGAACATCACCAACATAGCCAAGCTGGCCAGAGCCGGTGGCGGTGATTCGGTCGACGGCATGAAGGCCGCTTTGTACGACTACGCCTACACCAAGGCAGGCGGCAACTCTGGCAAGTTCAACATCCAGGCCTACGAAGACGCACTCTTCAAGCCTATTGCACAGAATCAGCCTTCTATGGTGAACATCATGCGCTCAAGCGGATTGATGTCACTCACCGAAGTCAAGGACCTGCGCCGTTTGATCAATCCGATGGTCAAAATTGAGACAGCTGTGAAGAACAACATCCCGCTGGATGATGTGATTCAAGGCGCTGATGCCGTCACTGACCTGGCTCTGCGCGTGCTGGGCTCACAAATCGGTACAGCCGCAGCCCCAGGTGGCCCAGGCTCCCTGATCGCTGCTTCTGCGGGCTCTAAGGCCGTTCGTCAAATCTTTGACAACCTGCCCAATGCTACTGTGCGTCAAATCCTGGAGAACGCGGTTAAAGACCCTGAGGCAATGGCCATTCTTTTGGACAAAGGTCGCACGCCAAAGCAGCAGGCTGACATTGCCAACCGTTTGCTCAACTACTTGGGCAGCATGGGCGTGTCAGTAGGCAAGAGCGCTGTGACGCCAGCACTGAACTATGTCGCCCCTGAAGAGCCACGGCCCTCGCAGCTTCCTGCAAATACTGCTCGTGGGCCAGTGCCTCCAGGCATGGAACGTCTGTACTACGACGTGGGCAGCATGGACTTTAAACAGCCTCCTTTTACACCAGAAGGACAGGCCGCGCGCCAGCTGCGTTTGTTGCCAGGTGACAGAAGAATTCCACCAAAGGCTCCAAACACGCGTGGTGTACCAGGGCTCACGGATCAAGCGCCAAAGCCTCCTGGCCAAGGTGCTGCTCCTGGTGGCAGCGGTGCTCCAACCAATGCCAACGCACGCTCGATGTTCCAGTCCCTGTTCCCGTTTGACTCGGTCAGTCCGATGGTGGGCGCGCCATCACAACAACCTCCAAAATAGTTCTGGTGGTGTTTATGGTCACTCAACCTCAGTTGAACAGCGAGCGAAAGCGCGCACCGACCGAAGCACCAAAGATGGAGTGCGTCCGATGGTCTTGGACAGGGGACGTTTACAACCGCAGAGTGTATTGTCTTGAGTGGCGTAAAAAGAAATGATCGATCCGATCACCGCTCTAACGGCTATATCGTCGGCGGTCGCCCTTGTAAAAAAGGTCGCTAAGACAGTCGACGACGTGTCCTCGCTGGGGCCGGTGCTGGGGAAGTATTTTCAGGCCAAAGAGCAAGCCATTGAGGTTGTCAAGAAGGCAAAGGCAGGCGACTTTAAAGGCTCTGCTTTAGGCCACGCGCTAGAGCTAGAACTTGCGATAGAGCAGGCCAAGGACTTTGAAAAACAGGTGCAGATGCTATTTTTTCAGAGCAATAAAATGGACGTGTGGCAGCGCATTGTCAAGCGCGCCCAGCAGATGGAAATTGATGCAGCGCATGACGCAAGACGCCAGCGTGAGGCCAAGCGTAAACGTGCTGCAGAGATAGAGGAAATAGTCACCATCGTCGCTGCAATCGTCATCACAATGGCGCTCTTATTTTTCATCCTTTGGCTCGTGCTGCCCAAAGTTCGCTAGACGCTCCATCCACTCGGTCTTAAACACTTCCCAGGCCCGGCCTGCGATCGTGAACTCCTGCGTCGTCCCGTCCTGCACTGCAATCATCACAGCAGCATAGTCAATTGCCGTCCCGTGCTTCCAGTCGTGCGCAACAGCATAGGCTGCCAGCTGGTGGAAGTAATCGGTGATGTACTCGTACCGTTTAGGCTTGACGGATTGCTTGAAGTCAATGATGGCCAGCTTGCCACGGTACGTGGCCACCAGGTCAGTGGTGCCGGCGTAGCGGTCTTGGTAGTACAGGCCTACTTCAGAGCCGTGAATAGCCGATATTCCACCGAAGTATTTGTTGGCCAAGGTGAACGCCATCTCGTGGCCTTTCATGGCCTTCCAGTCAGTGCCAAATTTCATTGCATCACCGTTGATGATGCACTCAAGCGTAGCGTGCATGTTCGTGCCAATGTAGGCCGCTTGCTCACGCTGCCTGTCAGCCTCTGCTTGGCCCACGCGGTTGGCCCATTCCTTGAGCGCCGTCTTGTCTTTTGTGCGGTCCAGTACAGCGGTAACGGACGGCACATGTACACCACTTGGCAGAACATAAACACGTCCGCTGGGCGCGTCGTTTCGCTCGAGCTTTTCGTACACGTAGTCGTTTGACCAGGGGATTAGATGAGCCATGTTTTGATCTCCTCTCCAAGAACTTGTGTTGCAATGTCAATCTTTGCACGCAGCGCTTTGACGATCTTTTCGTCCACTGTGCCCACGGCGATCAGGTCAATGTAGGTGACGTTTTTGGTCTGGCCAATACGGTGTGCACGGTCCTCAGACTGCAGCCGCTTTTCCAGGTCAAAACTGTTGCTGTAGTAAACCATCGTATTGGCCGCTGTCAAGGTCAAACCGTAGCCGCCAGTGCTGGGATTGCCAACAAAAAAGCGCATCTCGCTGTCAGGATTTTGAAACTCTTCCAGCACACGTTTACGCTCGTCCATCTCGGTGTCGCCGTAGTACATGCCCACAGAGTTCATGCCATATTCTTTTGAAAGCGCCAGCTTAATGGCTTCAATGTCATGTCGGTAGTTGGCCCAGATAATGAGCTTGCCGTCTGTCTCTTCAACAATGGCCAGCAGCTCGTCCATGCGCTTGTTGGGCAGCTCAATCACAGTGCCATCGTCCAGCTTCACGTGGCCACAAACAATCTGGTGCAGCCGCATGAGCTGCGTGAGCGCATTCACAGTGCTCACCAGGCCGCCGTCAATCTGGGCCATGGCAAAGGCCTTCATCTCGTTGTAGTACTTGAGCTGCTCTGGCGTTAAGTCCACCTCACGCTTGATGTAGAGCTTGTCAGGCAAGTCCAGGCATTCTTCTTTTTTCACGCGATATGCAAAGCGGTCGAGCTTTTCTTTCAGCTCATCCAGGCGTCTGTAGCCCACGATCTGTTTGAAGCTGTGGGTGTTGAGCTGACGCTCTACTGTGACGGCGTAGCGCGCCTGAAACACGTAGTAACTACTCACTTCCAAACAGTCGTCTGACAGGAATGCGCACTGCTGGTACAGGTCCATCGGGCTCTTGGTGACCGGGGAGCCTGTGAGGATGCGCCTGTACCGCGCGCCACGGCCCACCTTCTCAGTGTTCTTGCTGCGGGCCGAGCCTGGCGTCTTAATTGTGGTGCTCTCGTCAATCGCCATCATTGCGTTGTGCACAAGCAAAAAGCGCTTGGCGTATGCAGTGCCCTTGGCAGTGCTGAAAGCCTCGACGTTCATCACCAGGATTTTTAAATCTTCAGTGACGGTGAACAGCTCGTCCATCGCCTTTTGCTCGGCCTTCCTGGGGTTGGGCGACCAGATGGCCATGCGGTATACGACATGGTCGGGTAAGTGCTTAGGGATTTCGGTGTCGTACCAGTTGCGATAAACGCCTTTTGGGGCTACGATCAAAAACCCGTTGAGTTTGCCTCTGTCATAGAGCATCGCCACGTTGTTGATCAGCATAAAACTTTTGCCTGTGCCCATGTCGGCAAAGAGCGCAGCTACCTGGTACTCCCAGAAGCGCTGAAGGTATGCCTGTTGATGTACAAAAGGCTTGTTCTTAAACGGATAGGTAGATAAAAATTGGTCCATGTGTTCTTCTTTCTTGCAGGGGGTTGCAATTCCCTGAAAAGATAGTGTACACTGGTCCCTCGAATTCAGAAAGGAGAAATTCACGTGCCAAAGGTTTACGTTGTCTCAGAGACTACGCAACACAACATAGCAAGCGCTCTGGACTACGGCCAGATCGAAACCATTCTGCCGCCCAACGCGCAGATTGCTTTCTCAGTTGTACCGACAGTCCGCCGCATCCAGCGCAAGCTGGAGAAATTTTCCGATGAGGACTTTTTGCTCCTTATCGGTGACCCATCTGCCATAGGCATTGCCTGTGCAGTAGCTGCCAGTAAAAACAATGGCCGCTTTAAGTGTCTCAAATGGGACAAGCGTGAAAGACGCTACATTCCATTGGAGGTTGATTTGTTCAAGAAAGGAGAATTAGATGAGTCTTACGAATTTATTTGAAGATGACGCAGGTGCGTTAAAGGTATCTGATGACCAGGTATCTGGTATCGCTGGGCTTGCCAAGCGTGCCAAGATGCTGGAAAAAGAGATCGCTGAGATGGAAGAAGTTCTGTCTGAGCGTAACGAGCAGTACCGCAAGCTCACCGAGCAAACCATTCCTGAGGCCATGGCCGAAACAGGGATGAAGAAGTTTGTGATGGAAGATGGCAGTAGCATTGACATCAAGCCGTTCTACGGAGCGAGCATTCCAAAAGCACGTCAGGCTGAAGCGTACCAGTGGCTGCGCGACAACGGCTTTGACGACATCATCAAGAACACCATCAGCGTCCGTTTCGGTCGCGGTGAAGACGAGCTATCAGTTCGTCTACTGAATCTACTGGGCACGCAAGGCTACCCTGCCGAGCAAGCACAGAAGATAGAACCCCAGACTCTCAAGGCCTGGGTTAAGGAACGTGTCGAAAAGGGTCAAACCGTCGACACAGAACTTTTTGGCGTATTTATTGGCCAAAAAGCAATCATCAAATCAAACTAAACAAGGAAAACGAATCATGGCTAAGAACGAAATCGCGGAACAGAAAGCCAGCACCGCACTGGCTATCATGAGCGACCTGGAACAGGACGCTGGAGCCGGCTTTGACGGCATGACACAGGAAGACTATGCACTGCCTTTCCTGCGTCTGCTCACAAGCACCAGCCCTGAAGTTGGCGAAGTTGATGGTGCCCTACCAGGCATGATCCTCAACTCCGTAACAGGTGAACTGTTTGACGGCAAGAACGGTATCGCCGTTGTACCTTGCGCATACGTGCGTCAGTACATCGAGTGGACCCCACGCGGTCAAGGCAGCGGTGCACCTGTGCATATCTACCCTGCAACCAGTGACATCCTGTCAAAGACTCACAAAGAGCCTGGCGACAACAAGGACTACCTGGACAATGGTAACTACATCGAGAACACCGCAAACTACTACGTGATGGTAGTTGGTACTTCTGGCTTTCCTGAGCCGGCTCTCATCACCATGAAGTCCACGCAGCTGAAAAAGAGCCGCAAGTGGAACTCTATGATGCAGTCAGTCAAGATGTCTGGCAAGAACGGTTTGTTCACACCTCCGATGTATAGCCAAATGTACAAACTTTCTACTGTTGCCGAGTCCAACGACAAAGGCAAGTGGTATGGTTGGGAAGTCGAGCGTACTGGCCCTGTCGAGTCCGCTGACATTTACAACGCTGCCAAAACATTCGCACAGTCGGTCGGTGCGGGTGACGTGAAAGTGAAACACGAAAGTGAAACTGGAGCAGCCGGTAACGGTCCAGCGCCATTCTGATTTTCGGGGCCGAAAGTGCTTGGGAGACTGATAGTTGAGTTTTTTCATGTAGCTCATGAAAAGCAATACACGGGTACCCCTTCCTGCGTGAGTAGGCCCCACCTCACTAGAAAGAAGAAATGACCGACATCACCAGGTTCAAAGCGATCTTTTCCGGCCTGGACATCGCCTATGGAACATACAAAATTGAATCATCCCGGGGAGACGGGAAGCAGGCAGGCAAGGCCGTCGTGGTGCGCAAGCCACCGACTGACGACCTGTGGACCAAGCACCTTGAAGGCGCTGAACCGAGTCTGGGAATTATCCCGATCCGGGCAGATAACTCCTGCATCTGGGGCTGTATTG